CTAAAGTCCGCTGTCTCTCTTTTACTGAACGCGGTGTCATAACTTTGTATAATATGCATTAAAGGAGGGATGTCATCTTTTGGCCACATTTTCCACCACTCTCGTTTGATGATAGATCCTTCCTCAGATGTTGGTTTTTGTTGCCATTGTGCTTGCCACTTTTGTTCGGATAGCGAAGCTTTTACACCATTTAATTCATCTAGTTTCCAAAACTGTGGCCATAACGGTTTATCATTCAAGACGGCTGGAAACTCTACAATTTCCCAGTTATCAGCGTGTTCGTTCGTTTGTTGTGCTAATAATTTTCCAGTAAGATCCTTTGTGGACCATCTGGTCATAACTATAACAATAGCACCACCAGGTTGGAGACGCTGTCTAGGTCCAGAGGTGTACCATTCGTAGGCGTTGTCCATGGCTGTTTGACTGAGTGCGTCTTGCTCTGAGTGAGGATCGTCAATAATAAGGAGATCAGCACCACGACCAGTAATAGCACCACCCACCCCAGCAGCAAAATACTCTCCACCAGAGTTAGTTGTAAAACGCCCCGCCGCCTTAGAGTCTTGTGATAAGCTGACAGTCGGGAAAACATCTTTGAAATCTTGTTG